GGGCTCCCCACTGGTTGGTTACGTTACCAGTCGGTACAAAAACGGATGATTAGACTCCATCAGAGTGTGAACTGTGGTTACATTCCGTAACCCGGGTAGGTAATCCGCGGGATCCGCCCAGATCCTCCACGGTTCCTCGAGGCAGACAGCAATGCTGCGGCCTGTGACCCAAGACCAACAACTCGCGCTAACCCGCTAGCAGCGTTGTACAAGCGTGTCCCAACTGACGCGGCTTGTTCCACACCCGAAACCATGTTCTCCATAAATCCCATTGGTGAGGCGACGGAAATACGAGAAGCTTTTTCGATCAAGGCTTCGTTGTGGGGCATGGGGGCAGAATCCAGGAACCCGTAACCGCCAGAAGCATTCTGAATATATTCCACGTGATTTACATGTTCAAAATTTAGAACGACAGTCTGACTAGAGAGACCATTGGTTACGAGCATAATGACGATGGCGCACCACCCATCTGCAGATTCAACGGCGTTGGCACTGACAGCTTTCTCTTCAGCACCAGTAACGTCTCTGAACCGGTAGATTCCATCATCAAAGGGGCGACCAGGGATAATCAATCCATCACCGAGCAATTCTGGAAGTGCGAATTTTGCGGACATGGGATTCTGAGCTATCATCGACTCAGTAGTAGGGAAGCCATTGTACGGAACTCCCGTTGAAAAGTTCAACGGGCAATGCGCAACCCAAAGATGTCCTGCTGCGTTATTGAACGACTGCTCACAGGTTATCTTGACTCCCCACCCAACACTACGTCCTACACTCGCCAGATTGGAGATAGCAGTAGCCTGAGTCGTTGCGACAAAAGCACCTCCACTCCAAGTGGTCGTAGCGGGATTGCCAACACTCACATCTGCAGCTTTATAGAAGTAATTTCCCATAAAAGGCAAGAAAGCGCAGGAAAGGTAGTTGACATTAGTGGTGGATGTTAAAGGACCAATTTGGTTTCTCAACGCCATTGTTCCAGTTGGAAATCCGAATTCATCTGGAGCTCGCACTCCGTTCACAGCTAAATGAAAAGGATTGATTCTACTCAGTTCATAAGCACTGAGGGGGGAACCTTTTTGAGACCTTCTTTTATTTGTAGGTCTCTTCTTTTGCGTAACCGTCACTGTTTTAGAGACCGGCTTCGACTTTTTGGTAGTAGTTGTTTTAGTAGTAGTTTTGCTGGACCGTTATTTAGTTCAGCCAGTGCTTTTGATCCGTCCACACTGACCTAGTTGGAATTGTCTGTTATCCTATATTTACAATGAGCCGAACAATCAGACATAGGCCTAAATAGGCCTGCTCATTTCCTGTCGTCGCAATCCCCCAGATTCTTACCAACAAACAATTTGGAAGAAGGTATCCTGGCGACAGCACCCCGTTTCGATCTCTTTTTCCTTCGAGATGACTGGGTAAGTTTGTTGGTCCTCGTACTAAAGGGGAAAGCAACGGAGAATGACCAGCTACGCTTCCGTCTACTCCGTACACTAACTACTTTCTGATCCTGCCAAGTAATGAACCGATTCAAGGCAAGATGGCTAATGGTACTCACTACAATTCCATAATTTGTTCTCACCCAATGCAACAAAAAGTGTCCTGGAATTGCAAACACCGAACCGAATAAGACTGTTTCCATCGAACCCCACACTAACCAACTGTAGGGCAACAGCCAGAAGAGTAACTCCTCAACAATAACAAACAGCTCCATTGGACTCTCTTCTCCGTGCCAGAACTTACTGTGCTCTCTATGATCATTGCGTGGGATCTCCTCTTTCTCCACGTCAACCATCGCACACTTCCGGAAAATGTCGTCCTCTAGAACCATCGGAAAATTGTCTATATGTATGCTCTCCGCCCATAATTCTAGTCTAGCGTACTCCATATCACTCAACCCATATCGTTTCTTGAACACGGCTTCTTCTTCTAAGTCCCATGTATCAACGATACTGTCAGTGATCTGCCACTCATGTCGTTCTTGCTTGATCATCTCCACTCCTCTCGCCTCTGCCGTTAGTACTATCCTGCGTAGGAAAGTTCCGAAGATGGGGATGTGTCCAGCTATGGGAAGCATGGACATTGCATTACCGTAAAGCAAGCCTTTGAACTTACGACGTGAGTGTCGTCCAAAATTAATACCGAACTTGGAAAGTTGTCTAAAAGGTAAAAGGCCCCACTTTGGTCCGTGGTCCTTTGTCATGTAAAACTTTCCGGAACAAAAGATTAGGTCTCGCCAACATTCTCTTCTAACTCCGACCATCTTAAGCCCAAGCTCTTGATAGGTTACAATATTCTCTTCGTAATTTGCCTGTTTCTCAACGACCACCCAATTGTCGTCACCATTGTACGTTCCTTCAACAAGAAGGTCGGCCCATACGAAATCCGTCACGAGAATATTAAGAAGAGTGTTAAAAGTGCTGGTCCATAAATCACCAGATCTTCTTCCCCAATTGCACTTATAGCTAACACCTTTACTCTTGCCTTTAGTGTCAGTCCAGTATTTAAGTAAATTGCCCAGGTAAGGAGGAACATAAGGAACTATGTTCTCAAGCAAATACTTTTCTATTCGTAACATCGTGTTGGTGACACTACCATCCCAGTTAGAAGCATCCCATTCAAAAACTGTTCCCTTACCGAAGGAAGCGAATGCTCTAACACCCAGTTCTCTAGCATTTAAATTAACTGAGTACACGTGTTTTCCATATCTAAACGTCCTGGCGAACCACTTATAGATAGCATAAAAATAGGGACCAACCAACAGCTGTAAGGGCGCTTTGCGAGCTTGTATCATCCTCGGCTTAAAAGCCTCCCAAGTCTTGCCAACATAGGCCTCCGCCTTGACAAAAATGTCTGCTGTCCAATGTTTTGGCTGATCTCCACCTCCAGTATCTTCGTCAAGTAGCCTCAGTCTCCGCGATGGAGCTAAATGATTGAGCCACTCAACATCAGAATACCAATGAAACACATCCCACTTTTGTTTATTTAGAAAGTCGATAGCGTATTGAAAGAACCTATTCTCTACGGCAAGAACGGTCGGAGGTCTCTCAAACACAAATCTAATTCTAATAGCAGCATGCATGTCATGTGCACATCCATTAGGGATCACTACAGGCATCCCATCGACCACACACCCGTACACTTCAATATCTTTTACTACTTCACAAGGTTTGTCATGCTTGGCCGCCATCTTAACAATAGCTCCAGCTTGAATTGGGGGTAGAGGTATATGGAAAGAACAAGTTTTCCACAGATACAAAGCATTCATCACCTTTAATCTGGGCATTTTGTCCCAACTTAACCAACCACACAAACCATACCATAAATACCATATAGTGAAATAGATTAACGCCAGAACCCACCATTTGGCAGCTCCTTTGTTATGATAGATATTAATGACGGCAAAAGGGGCACCTACCGAATAACAAACGAACAACAAACGAATCAACCACATATATGGAAAGAGATTTCCCAAGAACTTTATCATTCCGCTACTTAATGGACCATTGAGTTGAACTTTCTTCCACTTTTGGAGTTCTGCGGCATCTTTTTGCCTAACCATCTCATCGACCATTCTACCGTGTTCTTGCAGTGCGTAGTCACTTCTAACCCATCGCACACAATCATCTACTGCGTCTTTCCATAATGGAACTTCCCTAGTGATTAAACTAACCATCTGCTCAACTACCCATTGATGGTTAAAATCTGAACTCCCGAAAAGTCCCCGAATCGCTGTCACTCCTTTATTATGCACCATGGCTGCATCCCTCCATGTATCAGGCCACTCAGCTGCATTAGGCCGTCCTAATCGGACTTTATAGAGTGGACCGTAAACTTCCAATACTTCTTCATCTTGCTTCATATTACGGTGGATACATGGCAGCCAATCTCCATTCGGTAATTTGACATCCATTCTCCACAAAGTACCATAAGCCGTAACTATTTTCTGACAAGGGGTCTTAGTCAAAAATAAAGTCCAAGGGTTAGCGACTATGTCTTCGTCGGAGGCGAGCTCGACTAAATGGATCTTCTTGTCTTTTACGAACCTAAAAAGACGTCGAGTTCTGGAATCTGGTATCTTGTCCAAAAATTGGCGACAATTTGGACACTTCACCTGCGGATCAAGGTCTCCCGGTGGTATAGGCTCTCCTTTTTCATCCACTCCGGCTTGTTGAATCATCAGATTCCAACAGGCATCATGAGTGTATGCAGCACATTCACAACGTCTACTCATCATTCCTTCATTCTCGCGACAAATTACACATTTAGTGTCATAGGGTAGAGTTGGTGGAAAGAATTGTGCTGGATCAGTGTTGAACTTAGTGTTAACATCAATGTTAATCACAGTGGCCGGATTTTCAACATCTGACACCAAACCCTTTCTTGCGAGAACTTTCCAAAGCGCAGTATAGTTCTCTCGGGGTTTGATTTCGTCTCTTCTCGAGGACGCATTCGAGTCAACAGCTGGGATGTTAGTAAGGTTTCGAACATTAGGACCTGCTGACTGGCCCCGCAACTTACCATGGGCTGTTGCGTGCCCCCGTCGCGGTAAATGTGCAGCAATAACTTTGCATTATCAACCCGGGTTATTAGCCCAAATCGACTGCGGTTGTTGACGCATTTAACGCGCGCTATTTCCCCGTTGAGTCCTTAAATCCTGCTACCAATAAGGGGGGAAACCTCTACTTCATTCCGCAAATAAACCTTACAAATGAGCAGCAGCGGTTATTATGAAGCGCGTCCGATAGGTGTCATCGTCCG